CCAGCGTGCCGTCATGTTGATGGCGCCACTGTTCGTCCTGTCCGCATCAAGAGTTGAGATTATCGGTGCCGTCGTTACGTCGCCACCAACAGTCAGGAAGTCATTTCCCGTTACGGTCTGGAGGACGGTCCTGTTTACGCTGTTTGCAGCAAGCGTTGCCGTGGCAGGGATGGAGATTGGCCCAGCAACTGCGTTGCTGTTTGCTATGCGAGTGATCGTCGCGCCAGCTGCAAGAGTCAGCCCTGTCATCGGCTCTGCAAACGTACTCCACGATATCGTTTCCACGCCAGTAAGCGTTGGATGAAACGATGTCACTGAGCCAGATATGAACAACAACGGCCCGGCCACCGTGATAACGAATCCGCCGTCGTCTATGGTCGTACCGTCAAGGGTGAACGAGCCAAGGCCGCCGCCGCCGCTTGGCTCGGCTTGCCTCAACTGGACGGTGAAGACTCCATCTCCGAACACGCGATCGCCCGCCACAGGAACGGACTCGCCAGGTGGGCCACCTTGGGATGCAGCCCAAGCGGCAATCAGATCCCAGAATGTCGTTGCCACGACGTGCCGGTCAACCATTGCGGAGCCTCCTGCGCATGATGAGGAACGGCACAAGGACGCAGAGGCACGACACGGGCTCCGGCACGACCGCCGTTGCGAACGCCCGACCAAGCGAAAGTTGCCCAGCGGTGTCGAAGTGCAGTTGATCAACCGACGCCGTGCAGTTGTCGGCGTCCACCATGGTCGTCAGCGGGTCGGCATCGCACGCGGCTGCCTGCCCGGCACGAATGGCGAGCAGATCATCCACGGCAAGGCCCGTCTGATTGACAGACAGCCGCGACACGTACCACGGCACAGGCCCCCAGTCGGCCCGACAGAATGCGATCAGGTCCGCGAGGTCGCTGGCGTAGGTGTCGGCAGTCACGCCTTGATATGCGTCTGTCTCGCCCTGGACCCACAGCACGCCACGCAGCGTCGGCTCGTAACCGGCGTCCTCCATTGACCACAACCCAGCCCGGACATGCGCCAGAAGATACTCGGGATAGATGGAACCGGACCCAGGCCAGAAGTATTCATGCAAGCCGATGCTTGGGAAGCCAGCCTTTATGATCCCGACGTTATACCCCGCGTCAGCGAGCGTATGGCCGAAGCTCATCTCAGCACCGAACTCGCCGCCACTGCCAGGCTGCAAGTCGCCGTAGCCCCAGCTTCGGGCGTGCAGCGGGACGCCGACGCGAGGCGCCTGCATGGCGGCCGGGAGGTCGCTGGCAACGGTCGTGTAGCCGGTGGCATTTGACTGGCCGGCGATGTAGTACACGTCGACCGGGACTGCTTGGCAGATCGTTGAGAGCAGCAAGATGGCAAGGGCGGTTCGCATCTATGGTACCCTAGAGACGTAGACGCGGAGCGAGACGTAAAGAGGGCCACCGCCTACGGCGAATAATTCGACGGTATCCCCGACGGTCTTCGTGATCGGAATTACCTCGCCGGTCGTGGCGACCTTCGGAGTCGTGGCGCTCGCGGTTCCGATGTTCATGCGGATGTCATCGGTTGATAACTCAGGGATGAGCGCGATGGCAGTCGTCGTGGCAGGCAGTGCCGATGATAAGGCCACGAGCGTCGCCGACGTAGTCACCGTAAGCCTGTCGGTTCTCGACAGCACTTCGTCGCGGTTCTTGGAGGCAACCTCAATGGCCGCAAGGTCCACGTTCGCGTTGATCTGGACATCAGGGATGCCTAGCATCATCTCTACCGTGGCAGTCACGCCGGTAGCACACACAACGGCAACCGTGCGGATGTTAGACCCGACCGTTGATGCCTCGCCCGGTTCGAGCTTGACCATCGCCACGGCAGCCAACGCCGTTGCATCGCCAGTCATCAACGCGTCGGCTGCCGTTACCTCGGTATAGCCTTTGAGGTAGACATCATCCGCCGCATCGGTGTTGGTGATCGTCCAGTCGGCGTGGACGATAGGCGCATTGATGAAGCCAACCGTTGCCGTCACGTTCGTAGAGATTGCCATGGTGTTTCCTCTTAGTCGCCGATGCTGAACTTGTCGCACAGGCTCAGGTGGTTCGGCGTCAACTTCTGCTCGGCGTCAAGTTTCCTTAACGTCACTACGATCAACGATGTCTGCGGACCCGACCAATCAACATCCTTGGCGATTGCCTCCGCAGCTTCAGTATCCCACTTCAGTTGATCGCCTGCCTGTTCGATGTTCAGCGACGCCAATTCCTTTTCCGAGAACTCGACAGCCTCGCGGACGTTAGCGGCGGCGCGAAGATCAAGCATGTTGCCTTCGCTCGGAAGGATGTTCAAGATTACAAAGCGTTCAAGTACCGTCACTTTCATCGTCGTCTCCCTTAGTACGGCTCAGGCGGCGGGCCTATCCCGCCGCCCGGCCGTTAGTGTCATGCGTCTGTTTCGTCAATCTGAACGCTAACCGTCAGCGTCCATTGCTTGCCTGCCGGTACGGTCGCATCCAAGAACTCTTCGCCGTTGGGCGAGCTTTCGATCTTGATGGACTGTCCGGCCTCAAGGAATATCCCGTCCTACTCGCCAGACTTCCTGGTGAGGGCGGGCCGCTCGTATGTTGCCAGAGTAATCATGTTGCACCTTACGCCGGAGCGTCGCTGTATAGCAGGATGTATCGCGTGGAGGTTCCGATGACGACCTTGATCGCACCGGCCTCAGTGTCGCCGCTGTCTGTAGCAGCATCCCAGGCAGTCACCTCATCATCGGGCAGACGCAAGACGGCGGTAGCCAGAAGAGACGTGTCGGTGCCAGCGTCGATCAAGTAACCGGCACTCTTGATGCCGCCACTCATGCTCGTAGCCATGCAACGAATGAACGAGTCCATCTGCCGACCGTTGCCGCCCACAGCCTCATTCTCGATCCGCAGCATCTCATCGACGCCGCTCATCGTCTCATCGCCACGGGTATGCGTACGGATATGAACGTTCGTCAAGCCCGTGGTGTAGGTCACGGCAGCGGCGCTGTCCACGTTCGTCAGAATACATCTGGCATAGCCGACCGTGTTCGTGCCCTTCGTAATGATCTCGAAGAAACCACTGTTGAGAGTGGTAGCATTCTTGCTGGCCACGACAGAAGTCTGGCACAGCAGGTTATCGATGGACACCGCGCCACTGGCCGGGTCCGCGATGGACCGCAGACGAACGCCGATGAACGTGCCAGACGTGGCGGTCGGGCGCAGGTAGAAAGCGAACGCCCTCTGGCCGGCCGTAGCGAACGCGAGGCCGCTCGTGCCGATGCCCGTGCCAGCACGCATCAGAACGCCGTCGGTGGTAGTGCCGACAGTGGCGCCGCCGAAGTCAATGCCACGCTCGAAACCGCCGACCATCTGGATGCCTACCGGCCAGTTCGCAGCACCGCTCGCAGTCGTGATACCGATAGCAGCACAGGTACCGTTGTTCGTGATGGTGCCAGCGCCGGTGGTTTCGACGTGGACGCCAAAGAACTCGCCACCCGAATCGACGGTAAGCGACGTGGTGATCTCGACAGACGCATCGATAGCCGAGAACGTCGCGCCGGTTTGGGCAACGTGCGTCCCTGCCATCTCGACGTAGCCTTGCACGGCCGTGTAAATGCCCGTGGTCACGTCCACGCCGGTCGCGAGCTTGAGTTGGCCCATGGCCGCGCGGATCGACCCGCCAGCCTGATCGACTGTCAGCAGGAACCGACTGAGGATGCCTCGCACACTTGATGCGATGCTGGCGCCTACGTCATCGGAGTAGACCTTCACGGCGCCGGTTTGGCTGCTACTGATCGGAATGCCGCTCCCCTGGACAAGGGAGGCGAACGTGCCGATTGTCATAACGTCGGTAAGGGTCAATACGTCAATGTTCATGTTGGCGCCGTCTTGAACATCGAGCGTAGCGCCAGACTGTATTTCGATCTCGCCGCCGGACGCGACAATTAACTTGTCGCCGCCGTTGGTTTTGTAAACGAGTGGTTCGTAACTCATAGCGTGTTCCTTTGCTGACCGCTGGTTGCCGTCCTAGCCGGGTGTGTGGTCACCCGGCTAGGACGTAGCCACTAAAGGCGCGGTGGGTGTTGGTTTCTTACTTCGTGCCTTCGGACGGGCTGACGTGCAGCTCGTACTCGTCGGCGCCTGCGTTGCTGACCGGAGCCTTGCGGCCTCGGTACTGCACGTACACGAGCGACTCAGCCTGTGCGTTGCTCGCGTCCTTCGTCACGACCGCACGCACGTACCGCTCAAGCGGCCGGTACAGGTCCAAGACCCATACCTCATCATCATCGTCGTCGGCGACAGCGATGGCCGTTCCTGCGAGGTCGGCCGCCGTGCCCATGCCGGAAGCGCTGTCCTGCTCCCAGTGGACATCGCCGACAGCACTTGCCGCGATAGTCGCGTGCGTGACGATACACAGAACGCCATCGTATCCCTGCATGTCGAGCGTCGCACCGTTGCGAGACGCGGTGCCAGAAGCGTAGGCCAGACACTGCGTGACGTTGATCTCTTTGCTCAAATTGCTCATAGTGCTCCTCTGCCTTGCGCGGACGTTTGCCGAACAAGGGCTTTGTTGTTACTACGCCCCCAGCTTGACGCGGGTGAACGCGGCCTCGAGGATGGGCATGCCGTCACTCTCAAGACGCGACAGGAATCCAGACTGATTCGTGCCAGCGTACAGTTCAACGAGAACTTGCACGGTGGCCGTCAACGCATCGACGATCCAATACTGCGAGAAGTCGCCGATGATGCCAACGTACAGACTGGCCGTGAACGTGTTCGGGGCATACTCACTCTCGAACACGGGGTAGCCAAGGATCATGTCCGGGCGATCCGGCAGGACAGACGCCTGCCAGATGTAACGGCCTTCGCCGTCCTTGAGCTTGGCGATCTGCTTCACGCCGTCGCGGTGGAAGATCCAGCCGGTGTTCTTCGCGCGATACTGCGCGGCCTGATTGTACTTCGCTTCCTGGAGGCCGTCGAACCGGATCTCGGTCGATGTGTTGCCGGTACTGACATCGCGGCTGGTACTGATGCCTTCGTCGCTGGCAGTGAAGACGCCGAGCGGACTCATGGCGCCAGTGCCGTTGAGGAAAGCGTTTTCCATCACAGCAGCGTTCTTGAACGCGAGCCGCTCTCGCACGATGCCGTCCGCCGAGATTTGCGAGCGACGCAGCAAGGTGTTGGAAACCTTGATGAACTGTGCCAGCGGATGCGGGTTCAGTTCGCGCTTGCCGAACGCAAGGGAGCTGTCTTCCGTACCGATAGCGATCTCGGCAACCCACGTCGGGTCGCTGATGTCAGTGTCGAGCGAAGGCGTGCCCAACGTCTGCGCCACGGTAAGCGGCGGGAGCACGTTGCAGATCTGACGCATGAACGTCAGATTGTCGAGGGCCTGAATCAACTGACCCAGCCATTGGATAGGCGGCGACAAGAACCCGCCGACCGTATCGCTGTCCTTCTGAAGAGCACGCAGCTCTTCGATGTGTGCAGCGCGGAACTCGCGCCTTGCGGCTTGGGCTTCCGGGTGCGGGCCACTGAGGAGGTAGTCATTCCAGGCGACCATGCTCAGGTCAGACCGGGCACCGTCGGGCAGCACGATTGATCGCGGGTAGCCGCTCACGCTGTCGCGAAGCTCGATGGTGCGAGTCTCAGGCTTCGGCGGGGCGGCGATGCCAGGGCCAGGGCCAGCGGGAGGCGTTGCCGGCAGTGTCGCCATGCTCCGCTCGGCGGCTTCCAGCACGGCCATGCGGTCGATGTCTTTCTGGAGTCCGTCGATCTGATCCTTGATCGTCCCGGCTTCGTCAAGCATGGCATCGAACTTGCCACGCTGTTCGTTCGTCAGCGGTTCGCCGCTGGCAGTCGCGGCGTCCAAGCCCTCGCGTGCATCCTTGATGAGCTTGAATCGCTTCGCGGAGAGTTCTTTCAGTGAAACGCTCATAGCGTACCTCGTGTCTTGTAGTGATGTTATAGTCAGTGCCGAGAGGGCACACGGGCACCGCCACTAGACATCGGCCTAGCTTGTGGTGTAATCCGACCGGACAGGCAACGGCCTCCGGGTGTCGGGAGTTTCTAGGATTCTTCAGCCAGCCGAACCTTGATCGCCAGTGCGTTGTCAGGATCGGGTTGACTTGCTTTCCATTCGTCAAGGCTGCGGGTTGCAACCGTCGTATCAGGGTAGGCGGGATACGTCACAGGCCCAACGTCGAATAGTTCGGATACCTTCGTGATTGTCCGTTCCATGACATTCTTTTTCTCAGCCCACGTATCGCCGTCTGGGAACACGCGGAACGCGAAGCTACTGCCAGATATGTCTCCGCGCCGAACGCTGGTAGCGATGTCACGGCCGACAGTAGTATCAGGCAGATCGATACTGTACTTCAGCCCGCGCTTGTCTTCAGTCAACCGCATTGTGCCGGCCGCTGTCCTGCCTATGATGCGTCCGGCGTCGTGGTCAACGAGTCCGCGAACGTCCGCGTCTTCCAACGCTTCGGTGAAGGCGCCGCGTTCGATCGTCTCTTTGAATCCGCCAAGGTTGCTCGACCACTTGTTGAAGACAGCGGCGTAGCCTTCGAGCTTCGTACTACCGTCGTCGTTCTCAACGACACGAAGCTCGACGTCTTCCATTTGCAGTGTGCGGCGTTCGGGTTCCATGACTAGCCTTTCTTACCCCGTGGGCTCTGCGCCTTCTCAGGCGCGGCCGGGGCCGTAGCTGTTTCGATTCCAGGCAGCGTCCAGCCTACGGGCTGTGCGATACCGTCGCGGCACAACTGGATGGCTTCCGACTTCGGCACGTCGTACTTGGCGCCCTTGCATCGCGGGGGACAGTCCGGGCCTGCCATCGTCTGTGTCATAACTACCATCATGATTCGTCTCCCTGTATCAGCAACATGATCGTCTCTGCCCAATGCTCCGCGCCTTGGGCGTTCAGTTGTACTATGTGCCGCTCGGCAGCGTCCATGCCGAACGTTGTCAGCAAGTCGTGAGTTTCTTTCGACAGCCGCTCAGATAGCTCAGTGATGTCCGGCGCCGCCCTGCCCATCGCAGACGCCGCCGCCTCCACAACAGGCCCTATGACTTCGCGGAAGTACGCCGGAAGTTCTGCATAGAACTTGTCGGCCCACTCGCCAAACCTGTCCGGGTTCTTGGCTGCCTTGCGGAACGCGCGTACTTGCTTAGTGACAATGCGAGCCATCGCGGCTTCTAGCAATTGCCTGTGGGCTTGTAGCATTCTAGGTTCGTCGTCCTGGCCTTCGCCTTGCGTGTTTCCGTCCTGGCTATCCGATGCAGTGCTGCCGAACGTAGCTGGATCAGAAGCGTCACCCATGTTCATTGGTACGAGATAAACGGTCCCGCCGTTCTCTTCGCCAATGGGAGTCATGTCCTCAAGCCTGCGCACATCATCAATCGACAGCCATCCCCACTGCCTGCCTGTGCGATACGCGTTGTACCGTGTGAGTAAGTCGCCGCGAAGCAACGCAGCCGTGCGTACCTTAAAACTATGGTCGGCCTTCTCAGTGGTACGCAAGAGCTTGTAACTGGATTCCTCTTCCCATCGTGTGAGCCATGGCATCAAGGTCCATGTCACGAACTCGCGACCCTGTGCCTCAGTCGTGGCCTTGCCTTGGTCCGAAGCTCCAAGCATGTAAGGCGGGATGCGAAGCCAACGGCCTACTTCCTTCGGACTGAACTCGCGGGTTTCGAGAAGTTGACTTACTTGAGGATCGACCGTAACCTTGTTGAGCTTCATACCCTCTTCGATGATAGCAGTCTTGTTAGCGTTCGCCACGCCACCATAGGTTTTCTGCCAACTTGTCCTGAGTCTCTCTTGTGCCTCATCGCCGATTGTCGTCGGGTGTTCAAGGACTATCTGAGGCAGCGCACTGTTGCCAAAGAAGCTGGCCGCGTGCTGCTCAGCAGCGATCCCAGCGCCAAGGCTCTCTGTCGCGTACTGTACAAGGTTGTACCCTATCAACCCATCGAAGCCAATCCCCTTGATATGCAGGACATCTTCCCACAGGTAAAAGACTTCCTTGCCCTTCGCCTGGACCCGGTACATCAACACGTCGTCGCCCGCAAGCTCTTTGATCTCCGGCCGTACCGTGTTCGGTGGAAGTTGCCACAGGTTCACCGGGTCGCCGTTGGGCGAGCGCTCAATCCAAGCGTACCCGTTGCCCCATGTAATCGCGTGAGCCTGTAGCGTTTCCTTGAACGCCATAGGCGAAGTAAACGGATTCGGCCGCGTATGCAGAAGACGCAAGCCGGGATGGTCCGTAATCTCTTTGCGCCCTTCCTCGGTCTTGCGGACAAGAGCTATAGGCAATGCCCCGATGCCAGAAGCAATCAGAGTAACGCCAGACCAGAACGGCGAGAAACGCAACGCCGTATCCTCAGTGACGCGCACGCCGCTGAGATTCTCGACGCCGCCGCCGAAGAGCTTCTGAAGCCAGTACTGAGGAGTCTGAGGGTTGCCGCCCGTAACCTTCCTAGCGCGTCCCTCACTCATGGCAAGCAGAGCCGTTGCGTTATCATCGCTTGTTGGTCTTGCCATAGTTACACGCTCAATAGGCCACGGGACTCGTACACAGAATCTGTCGTCTCCCCATACTCTTCCATCGCCAACCCATACGCCATAACGCTCGCAACGATTCCGTCGATACGATCAGCGCTCTTGCCCTTGTGTAGCTTCACGTTCTCATTCGCGTCGTGGTAGGCTACTACGTTTGATGCCATCCAACTGAGAACAGGGTTGCCCCCGTGCATGAACTTGCGGCCCAATACAGCCGCCTCGAATTCCTTCGTCGGATCGCTCATGTGCTTGATGCCCTGCGGGAATCCAAGCATCGGCACATTGTCTTCGCTCTCTAGGAGCTGGGCTAGGTATGTGACGCCGCCGTGTGGCTCCGGGTCATACCCAACCGCCTGCATGTTGTATGCCTTGCATGACCGATTGACTTCGGCCCGTATCGCCGTGTAGTTGATCTCGTTGCCGGGAGTGAAGTTCAGGCCAGTCGCCTTGTCTGTGCCCCAGGCGATGATGCTGTCGCGGTCGCTCCGCTGCCGTCGCTCCAGATTGTTGCGAGGAATCCAGAACTGCGGCAACAACAAGAACCGCCCATCATCCAGCGGGAAACATAGGACGTAGCTGCTGAAGTCAATCTTGCTAGACAAGTCCAATGAGCCCCAGCACTTGCGACCGGCCAGTTGATCCAGTGGCATGAACTCGCCACACGATGCCCAGTCGTCAGGGTCGAGCCATTGAGAGAAGGTCCGCGTCCAGATGTTCAACCGGTAGCGCTTGAACTTAGCTTGCTCTGAGAGCGACAGCTTCGCCTTCTCGCAAGCCGTGTGCATCTCGTCAGCCTGAATCACAACGCCCCACGACGGATTGACCCGTTCCCAGACTGCGGGGTCTGTCCAATCGTCCTTCTCGGCGTCCGCCCCATAGATGACCGTTAGATGCGTGAGGTCTTTGACATCGCCAGATTGAACCCGCAAGGCATATTCACGCTCGCGCCAGCAGATACTTTCCCGGTCTGTCCCGGCCGTCGTGATCGAAATGATGAGCGGCTGAAGTCTCGCGGCCGTCGAATACGACAGCGTATTCCACAGGTCCGGCTTCGCGTGGGCGTGCAGCTCGTCAACCAGAACAGCGTGAGCGTTCAGGCCCTCTTTCGTCGGCACGTCAGCGGACAACGCCTTGATGTAGGCGTTGCCTTCCGGGAACACAATCCGCTTCTGCGAGTCAACGAAGATGAAATGCTCACGCAGCCCGGCCGATTCCTTGGCCATGCGGGCTGCGTATTCGTGGATGATCCCGGCTTGTTCCTTGTCCGCCGCCGCCGTGTACACCCGCGCCGACGGCTCGCCGTCCGCCACCACAAGATACAGCTCAAGCCCTGCGATGAGCGGGCTCTTGCCATTCTTTTTCGGCACCTCGATGTACGCATGGCGGTAGCGTCTACGCCCGTTCTCACGCTTCCATCCGAACAGCGGGGCGACGATCTCTTCCCACTGCCAGGGCAAAAGCTCGAACGGTTGCCCAGCCATCGGCCCGTCAACGAGCGTCAAGAACTCGCGGAAGAACTCCCGGACATGCTCAGCCGCCTCTTCGTCAAACCAGCACCCCGCCTCTACTGCCCATTCGTCCTGTTGCCCTCTGATCCATTGGGCGTCAACCGTGCTTGCGAGTGCGGAAAGCGTCAAGTTTGTCCTTCGGTGGAGGCGAGTTTGCAGTCAGTTTGACCCTGGATGACGGCGACCAGCCGAGTTCTGAGCCCAATACTTGCATCGCACGACGCTCGTGTTCGGCTACCGTGGCCGCTGGATGCTTCACAATCTGCCCCTGCGCGCCCGGTGTCGTGAACCCTTCGTCGTCAATGACATCCTCTGCCTGTCGCCAACGGCTGTATGCCGCACAGAATGCGGCAAGGACCGTGGTGTCAATCGCCTTGGTAACGCCAGCGGCGATCAACAGCGGGGCAACCTCGTCCCACTTGGCACGGGCCACGTCGTCAAGCCACTCAGGCGCGACAGGCTCGCCGTGCAGTTGCAAGTCTTCTGGGATAGGGCGCTTGCCGGGGTTGCCCTTCAGAAGTTTGAGCCTATTCGGCTCTGGTTTTCTGCCTTTGCCCATTGCTTAGTGCCAATTG